CTGCTGCTAAGTCTGCGCCACCTTGGGCTAAGAAGTAAGTTTTGGGGGGAAAGTTGCTGGGAGAGCTTAGTCAGTAAGCAGGTCACAGGTGCAAGTCCAGTCCCATGCAGCGAGTACCCCCACCCAAAAAAAGACCCCGCTTGTGACGGCGGGGTCAATATGAGCAACAACAACCAACAGGAACACTAACCATGAGAATCCCTGAATCGGATATTACCATCACCAGCCTGATCGATCAAGCCCATGAAGCCCGGACTGAGAAGCCCCGCGCTCATATGGGTTGCTCTACGTTAGGCCATCATTGTGAACGCTGGCTTTGGCTATCGTTTCGCTGGGCGGTGGTTGAGAAGTTCCAAGGCAGGATCCTGAGACTGTTTAGGCGTGGATTCAATGAGGAGGCCACCATCATCAGTGACCTACGCGCCATTGGCATGAGCGTGTCAGGAACCCAACGCCGGGTGAACTTTGGCAGTCATGTATCGGGCAGCCTGGACGGTATCGGCAAGGGTGTGCCTGGTGCGCCAAAGACTGAACACGTGCTGGAGTTCAAGACCCATTCGCTCAAGAGCTTCAACGACCTTGAGAAGAATGGAGTGCAAAAGTCCAAGCCCCAGCATTACACCCAATGCCAAGTGTACATGCACGGCACCGACCTGAAACGTGCCTTGTACGTTGCCGTCTGCAAGGATGACGACCGCATCTATACAGAGCGGCTGGAGTATGACCGCGACCATGCCATCAAGGCCATCGACAAGGGCCAACGGCTGGCGCTGACTGACCGCCTGCCACCGCCGATAAGCACCGACCCGACATGGTTTGAGTGCAAGATGTGTGCAGGCCATGACTTCTGCCACGGAAGCAAAACCACTAAGCAGGTCAACTGCCGAACGTGCGCCCACATCACGCCGTTGTCAGATTCGACTTGGCACTGCGCTAAGTGGGACGCCATTGTGCCGCTGGATGCCCAACTTACAGGCTGCGAGAGCCACGTTATCCACCCTGACCTTGTGCCTTGGAAACGCCTAGAGGGGCCAAGCGACTGGGTTGCAGTCTATGAGATCAATGGACAAAGCATTGCCAATGGTGAACCAGACGAGGGCGTTTACGCCAGCAAGGAACTGTTAGCTAACACCGCCGCCTGCGTTGACGCCGACCCGCAGGTCATGGCGCTGCGGAAAGAATGGGATGGGAGGGTAGTGGGATGAACAACGAATTAATGTTTTCAAGTAAAACTGATATGTGGGCTACACCACAAAAGTTTTTTGACAAACTTCATGCTTTGTTTAGGTTTGAATTAGACGTTTGCGCTACGCAAGAAAATGCCAAATGCCCAAACTATTTTACAGAAAATTATGATGGATTAGCTCAAGATTGGATAGGAACAGTATGGATGAATCCGCCGTATGGTCGAGACATTGGGAAATGGGTAGCAAAAGCATATAAACAAAGTCGTTTGCATGGCTCAACTATTGTTTGCTTGCTTCCAGCAAGAACCGACACAAAATGGTGGCATGACTATTGTGTAAAAGGCGAAATTACGTTTATTAAAGGCCGTTTGAAATTTGGAGACGCAAAAAATAGCGCACCATTTCCAAGCGCCATAGTAATTTTTAGGCTAACGGTGGAGGATGCGCTTAATGCTCCGTGAATACCAAACCCGCACCATTGACCAACTGTACGCATGGTTCAGCGCAGGCAACACCGGCAACCCTTGCCTAGTGCTGCCCACCGGCTCCGGCAAGTCTCACATCATTGCTGCGCTATGCAAGAACGCGCTTCAATCCTGGCCGGAAACCCGCATCTTAATGCTGACGCACGTTAAGGAACTGATCGCCCAGAACGCCGAAAAGATGCGCCAGCACTGGCCGAATGCACCGCTTGGCATCTACTCTGCCGGGCTGCGCCAAAAGGAACTTGGCGAACCGATAACCTTTGCCGGGATCCAGTCCGTCCGCACTAAGGCAAAGCAAATCGGCCATGTTGACCTTGTAATCATCGATGAGGCTCATCTGGTGAGCCACAAAGACGAGGGCGGCTATCGGACACTTCTATCAGACATCTATCGGACAAATCCGAACGTGAGGGTGATAGGATTAACCGCTTCGCCTTACCGCCTGGGCCACGGCTACATCACCGACGATCCCGCCATATTCGACGCCCTGATCGAGCCGGTCAGCATCGAGGAACTGATTCACAAGGGCTACCTGTCAACCCTACGCAGTAAATTGACCGCCACCAAACTGGAAGTTGACGGGGTGAAAAAGCGTGGGGGCGAATACATTGAAGCAGAGTTGCAGGCTGCGGTTGACACCACCGACAAGAACCGCATGGTGGCCGCTGAGATTGTTCGTTTGGGGTTTGAGCGCAAGTCTTGGCTGGTGTTCTGCGCCGGGGTTGCCCATGCCCAGCATATTGCCACCGCACTACAGGCCCAAGGCATCACCACCGAATGCGTGACCGGCGAAACGCCAAGCGCCGAGCGTGACCGCATACTGACCGACTTCAAAGCAGGGCGCATTCGGGCGTTGACTAATGCCAATGTACTCACCACGGGATTTGATGCGCCTGGGATCGATCTGGTGGCTATGCTGCGCCCAACTATGAGCCCCGGCCTGTACGTTCAGATGGCCGGGCGTGGCCTGCGGATCGCGCCCGGCAAAACTGATTGCCTAGTCCTAGACTTTGCTGGCGTGGTCGAGCAACATGGGCCCATCACCGCCGTGAGAGCGCCACCAAAAAAGGGCGACAAGCAGGGCGAAGCGCCGGTGAAAGTATGTGACCATTGCCAAGAGATATGCGCCTTGAGCGTGAGGGTCTGCCCAGCTTGCGGTGAGGCATTCCCCGAGCCGGTGAAGCCAGCCTTAAAACTGCACAATCTGGACATAATGGGCGTAGAAGGCACCGATATGGACGTGAGCGCCTGGACGTGGCGAAAGCATATATCTCGCGCCAGTGGCCGGGAGATGTTGAGCGTGACGTACTACGGGGGGCTAAGTGACCCGCCAGTGATTGAATACTTGGCAGTGACGCATGAGGGCTATGCCGGCGAAAAAAGCAGGCGCCTACTGGCTGACATTGCCCATAAGGCAGGCGTGACGCTGGATTATGCTGCCGTTGACCTGCATCAGATGGCCCAGCAGATGACAGAAGGCAAGCCACCGGCCACCATAGAATTCAAAAAAGAAGGCAAGTTTTTTACCGTACTAAAGAGGACATTTTTATGAGACACCCCGAACCCCCCAGCGTGATTCACTATCGCGCCACTATCAAGGCAGAGCCGCCAATGGTCTGCCATACCTGTGACTGGTACACGAAGGACGGGATTTGCGCTGAATTCGGCGAAGCCCCGCCTGAGGCTTTCGCATCAGAACCTGGGGAATGTTCATTGTGGGTCTGGGAGGTGCCATTTTGACCGCACCATCAGAACACCTAGAACAGGTGCGCCTAGTTAGTTGGTTTCGTCGCAACTATCCCGGCGTGAGAGTCTTTGCGATACCGAATGGGGGACTTAGAAGCGCCAGCCAAGGGGCTGCGTTAAAGGCTTCCGGTACTGTTGCGGGAATCCCTGACCTTTTCGTGCCTGAGTGGCTATTGTGGGTGGAGATGAAACGCGAGACGGGCGGCGTGGTGTCGCCAGTACAAAAGGATTGGATCGCGTACCTAGAGAGTATCGGCCACAAAGTTATCGTGGGGCGGGGCTTTGAGGATGCCAAGCGCCAGATTGAGGACGTAAAAAAGCCCCTGTGACGGGGCTTGTTTGGTTACAGGTTAAGAATCAGGGCCATGAGCCCCGCCACTATGGCGGCGGCTAACATTTGGCCCCCCCGGTGGCTTTGGCGATGGCAGTCTGCACCATGGCCCACGCATGATGCGGGATGCTACCGTCGTCGTTTTCCAGGTTTTGCAGCGCCTCCAGCAGATCAGGCGCAGCTGCGATTAGTTGAGCATCTTTTTTGTTTTGCGGTATCCAACACTCCAAATCAGGCTGATGCACCGCCATCAATGCTTGAGGGTGAACAGCCCACGGCCCCGGCGTATGGTTGCTCATATCTCCCCTTCTCCCTTACAGGTGCCGCAAGTGGTGCCTTCGTGCATCCCTTCGCCTGAACCATTACAAGCAGGGCAGATACCGGGCTCTGAGTCGTCCGGGCCATCGTCTGCCATGAGTCGGTCGTAATCTTTGTCGTCGTCGTAGTCGTGCCAGTTGGTCATGCCACCACCCCATCATGTAATCCGAGCCGCAATTCGGTGCCGAGGATATCCCCCATAAGCCACCATCCGACAGTCTGACAGTTTGGCATGAGTCCGTAAACATGGACTTCGCCGTTGCAAGTTATGCGATAGCGTCGTGGCCCGAATTTCGTTCTTAGGGCGTCACGTAGGGTTTTGATTTGTGTGTTTTTCATGGTTTCTTAAACCTTTCTGTAACTGCCAGCAGCATAAGCTGGCACCATGTATCGTGTAATAAAGCACTTGGCAGCATGTAGGCTTTTAAAGTGTCGCATGCGACTACATGCCATCAGGTCGCAAAAATAAACATCTTTTTTATCGACATGAGTAAATATCTCAAAGTTTTTGTAAATCATGGTTTCATGCTCCAAAAGTAATAAATAAAGGGTAAGCCCCATACGGCAGCGCCGATAAGGCCTTGGACTAGGGTTATGAGTAATTTGCGCATCATTTGCCCAATGTGAAAAAGGAACGAAACCCGTTTTCGTCGATGACGTAGGCCAATGGTTTGCCATATGACTCACTATCGATAACATCGGCCATGTACTCTGACATGAGGCCGGGCATGGTGTCTGAACCCAGATAAACGGGATTCGCTGGCAGGGCCTCATAAGATGGGTACAGTTTCATGGTGTAACTCCTAAAATGATAGCTATAAACCCTTACACTGTAAGGGCTAGAGGGTTATTTGATCAATAAATTACGCGGTAGCTATCGCGATAGTGCGACGCTGATGGCCCACAGCATGGTCTGCAATGACGATATCGCGCGCCTTGATTGACGTACCACTGCACAATGTACATTTAGCGCAAGTTGACTTGCGACCAGCTTCGGCACTGGCAGGGCAAACAGCTTCGCCGGGCTGTACGTCAATGCCCTGCGAGACGCGAAACACTCGCATGCCCAATAGGTTAGCCTTCGCGGCCTGATCAATAGTATCGGCACTAGCCATAACCAATGGTGCCCACGCGTCAACGTCAAACCCGGGTTCATTCCATTGATGGGTATAACCCCTGCGACCTAGTGCATAACGTGTTATCTGATTCCACATTTGAACGGGAGCGGCTGCACCATCACCATAAGTACCGATACGTACAATTTTGCCCTCAAGCGCTTTCGCTATTGTCGCCGGATCAGCTTTCACATAGCGTCCGCGAAGATATGCGCCATAAACAGATAACACCGACTTAGCCACCTGTACATAGCATGGTGGTTTTCCCGTCTCGCGCGCATTAATAGGTCGGTGTTCACAGTTACCGCATATTGATTTGTCATCGCCAGTTTGAAGCGCTTTAAATGGATCGATGTCAGACCGAATAATGAAAGATTGAACAATCGCGCCAGTCTTATCGTTTTTGGAATTAACGTCAATTCGATTAATAATGACTACGATAGGTTTACCATCGATAAGTGATGGCCCCTCATATGCGATATAACCCAAAATTTTGTTCCCCATAATTACTCCAATAGTTGATAGGCATAATTGCCCGTTAACCCTAATCAATAGGGCTAACAGTCAATCACGCTTTAACCATAATGTGGCAATAATCACCATTGGGCAAAGTGCCGGATTCCAAAACACCATAATTTGGGTTATTCCAATAGAGTTTAATTTGTAATTGTTCAGCGCAATAGCGGTGCATTTCATCGGTGTAGGCACTGGGGATGCTATGGATTGACATTGTCAATTCACCTGACCACGCCCACGCCTTGATCCTTGTAGGCTTTGTACTGGTACATGGCAAAATTTTGGTCTGGATAGCTTGCATGGTTGATCCTAGGTTGTTTGATTGTTCGATGTCGGATGACATCACATAGCCCACAGAATGGGCTACAGGATGTGATCAGACGTTATCTAAGATGGCCTGTACTTCCTCGACTTTAAGCTGCTGGTTGAGATAGTTGGTGTAACGTGCTGTCAAGCTTGCATGCTCGTCTAGGTTTTTCTCGTTGGTGATCTTTACACTGATGTCTGACATCAGCTTGGCCAGATGATCCCATTCACGGTTCAGGCCATTGCTCACGACACGACGAGCGGCTTTGTCAAGGGTTAGGGCGATTGCTTTGTTAGTCATTTGGTGTTGTCCTAGTTGGTTGGTATGGCTACAGTGTAACAGATTTTGTAGCACTGCAACATCTTTCTTGTAGGTACTTTCCCTAGGTTGTACTGTATGGATAACCATTAGGGTTTACCCTTACATTTCATGCACAATGTATGCACTGTGCATTGTGTAAGGTATTGACATTGAACGTGTCGTTTTACACAATTTACACACACTTCTAAGGAAGTGTGTATTTGTGTATGACATGTTGCGCTTGTTTATGCCTAAAATGACCACTTGCTGACCGGGTGGTCAGTAAATTGGAGAATTGAATGGCAGCGTTGAAAAACAGGGATGAACTGGCTGAACTGGTTCCCGAGTACATGGCAGATGGGCTGTCGATGCGTCAAAGCTGCATTAAAGCGGGGTTAACGGCTCAGACGTTCTTACGGGCTGTCGATGCTTCGCCGGCGCTTGCGGAGCGTTATGCACAGGCGCGCGGGGCATTGCTAGACGCTATGGTCGATCAGATTCTCACATTGGCGGATGCCCCTGTACCCGTGCTCGAGAATGGTGCAACTGATCCAGGTATGGTGCGACAGCGCCAGCTACAGATCGACGCGAGACGCTGGGTACTGTCAAAGCTCGCGCCTAATAAGTATGGCGACAGGCTAGATGTGAGCGTCACCGACACACGCATCTCGATATCAGGTGCCCTTGCCGCTGCACAAGCTCGCCTAGTCGACGTTGTGGACGTTACACCGCGCATCAGTGCATCGCCTGTGCATGATGTGCATGACCAGGACGACCAGGGGTAGGGGGGATGGGCCGAGCGCTGGGGCGGCTGTGGCTACGGATGGCTCGTGAACAATTTTTAATTTTTTGTTGCGATAATGCCACCACCCTCTTGCTAGGAACCCATCATGGCTACAAACAATCTTGCGCCTAAAAATGTCAACGTGCTAAGAAGCCTAGCGGAGCATCCCAACCCATTGCAGTATTTGATGCAACTGGCGTCTGAGCGGCCTGAGTACGCAGCGTTGGCTAATTACCTTACAAGCCGCAGTGCAATGCCGCCGGTGTCGTTTGGGGCTTTGCCTGCTGGAACAAACGCTGAATTTGGAATAGCAGGAGGTTTTAATAATAAAAATATTCCAGAAACTGGTGCTATTACTTTAAGCAACAAATATTTAAACAAAGGTTACGACCCAACAAACGCTGTGCCAACTTTGACGCATGAATTAACTCATGCAGCTCAAGGAGAAATGTCAAAACAAAGATCGCAAAAAGAAATATTAGATCAAAATGCTAAACAACAATTTTTAGATGCATACAAAAAATTAATTTTTAATCCAGATGGATTTAAAACTAATAGAGAAAGATATGCACAAGGTGTATTAGCTGATAAATTAAATCCAGCATGGGTAAAAGAAAATAAGGATTACCGTTCATCAATAGATGAATTACCGGCGTGGGCGATGGGTGCAGCTGCTCATCAAAATCCATTATATGAATATGATGATTACAACGCACCGGCGCATTTAAACCCAACACTGGCTACTGAATATCAAATATTGTTAGATTTAGCCACAAGAGATGCTAAAGCAAATCCAAAGAAAAAGAAACCATAATGCAAACCACAATATATAAACCAGAAGATGAACAAGAGTTAATGGCGGTACTTTGGAGTCCTGCATTAAAAGATAATCCCCTGGCTTTTGTTAAATACCTATTTCCTTGGGGAGTTAAGGGTACTCCACTGGAGCATTTCTCTGGCCCACGTAAATGGCAGCGTGAGGTATTAAATGATATTGCGGTGCATATTGCTGCGAATAAGATTGCTGGAGATAATAAATCTACCGAGGAGATAATGTACAAGGTATTGCAAGAGGCAATATCTTCTGGGCGTGGTATTGGTAAGTCGGCATTAGTGTCATGGCTGACTATATGGATGGTGTCAACTCGTATTGGCTCGACAACCATTATTTCGGCGAATAGCGAGAACCAGTTACGCAGTATTACCTGGGCAGAGATAACCAAGTGGCTGGCTATGGGGTTAAATTCGCACTGGTTTGAGGTGAGTGCGACAAAAGTGGCACCTGCTAAATGGTTGACTGACCTGGTGGAGCAGGATTTGAAGAAGGGTACACGATATTGGGCGGTAGAAGGTCGGCTTTGGAGTGCTGAAAACCCGGATGCTTATGCTGGTGTGCATAATTTTGACGGTGTGCTGGTGATTTTTGACGAGGCGAGTGGTATTGATGACTCGATTTGGTCGGTTACTGGTGGATTCTTCACGGAAAACACGCCGAATCGTTTCTGGCTGGCGTTTTCTAACCCACGGCGCAACACGGGGTACTTTTACGAGACTTTTCACTCAAAAAGGGACTTTTGGGCGACTAAGGTGGTGGATGCGCGGACGGTGGAAGGGACGGACAAGGCGGTTTATGAGAGGATCATTGCGGAGTACGGGCCGGACAGCGCCCAGGCGCACGTTGAGGTGTATGGTGAGTTCCCACGGGCGGGAGATGACCAGTTTATACCGTCGGACATCGTGGACGAGGCGATGAAGCGGCCTAAGTACAAAGATGGGACGGCCCCTATCATTATTGGCGTTGATCCGGCGCGGTTTGGGGCAGATGCGACTGTGATTGCGGTCAGACAGGGGCGGGATATTGTGGCGATCAAGAAGTATCGGGGGGATGACACCATGACGGTGGTGGGGCATATCATTGAGGCAATTGAGGAGTACAAGCCTGCGCTGGTGGTGATTGATGAGGGTGGGTTGGGGGCGGGGATTGTGGATAGGCTGAAGGAGCAGCGGTACAAGATCAAGGGGGTGAACTTTGGAAACAAGTCAAAAAACCCGATAATGTATGGAAATATGAGGGCGCAGATGTGGGGGGATATGAAAGCGTGGTTGAAATCTGCTAGTATTCCGCACGATAGGTTTTTGAAGACAGACCTGATTTCGCCCTTGATGAAGCCTGATTCACGGGGTACGATCTTCTTGGAAAGCAAGAAAGAGATGAAAGCACGGGGTTTAGCCAGTCCAGATGCTGCGGATGCTATCTGTGTGACGTTTGCTTTCCCTGTGGCGCATCGGGAGTATCGTGAGGCGACCCCTCGCAGGTACTCTGACTATTCGGCGGTATCAACTGGATGGATGGGTTCATGAAAAAGAATGTATCTCTATCAGTCGGGCGGGGCGAAAAGTTGCCGGTCAGCAAGGGTGCGGGTCTGACTGCCAAGGGCCGGGAAAAGTACAATGCTGCTACTGGCTCTAACTTGAAGGCTCCTGCGCCTAGCCCCAAGACCAAGGCAGACCAGGGCCGCAAGGATTCATTTTGTGCCCGGATGGGTGCGGTAGCGGCTAATGCCAAAGATGGCGAACGCGCCAAGGCTGCTCTTAAACGATGGAAGTGCTGATATGAAATCTACCAAACCCGGCCTCTATGCTGCAATTCACGCCAAACAAGCCCGTATCAAAGCCGGTAGCGGTGAGAAGATGAACAAGGTTGGCAGCAAGGCAGCGCCTACTGCCAAGGACTTCAAAGACTCTGCCAAAACGGCTAAGAAGAAATAACATGGGCGATACAAAGCCGATTGGCGTTGCGTACCGTGATCAAGACCTAGACGGCAGCACTCTGACGGCGGTAAGAACCGCTGGTCTGACTGGCTATCTATACGGCAACGGTTCAACAACGCCAATTACTGCTTCGCCAACCATACCGTATTCAGCCATTTCCGGCGTCGCTTTGCAAGCAGACTACGGCGCTTTTTCGTACATTGACGGCCCACAAACTGCTGCCGCTGACACAGTTGCGGTACTAGACTTAAACACCACTGACGAGTCTAACGGTGTGTCTCTTGGTAGTCCAACTTCTAGAGTTGTCATTAGCACCACGGGCGTCTATAACATTACCATCAGCATTCAAGTTGCAGGGTCAAGCGCACAGGTAGATGACTTTACGCTGTGGGTGCGTAAAAATGGTACAGATATTGCAAATTCTGCCAGTGTAAATGGCACGCCAGCAAAACACGGTGCAATTAACGGCCACCTTATTTTGTGCGTTAATTTTGTGTATTCTTTGGCGGCAAATGATTACATACAGTTTTGTTGGACAACCAAGGATGGAACCTCGTCCGTAATTACATACCCAGCCTCAACAGTCGCGCCTATACATCCGGCAGCGCCTGCTGTAATTCTTACCGTCATTCAAATCGCCTAAAGGTCTACAATGCCTCTAGTTAAGTCAAAAACACTTGAAGCCTTCCGCAAAAACGTCAAGGCCGAAGTTGCCGCCGGTAAGCCGGTGAAGCAGGCAGTTGCGATTGCATATGCTGTCAAGCGTGCGGCACCAAAAGGCAAAAAATAATGGCTGACTACACGGGCATCAACAAGGTCGGTCAAGTTGCCAATGTTGGCGGGGGGCCGGGCGAGCAGGACGACCAGCGCGATATGTTGGCGACGATGCGCTCACGCCTTACTATGGCGGTGGATGCCTACAGCGACTCGCGCAGCAACGAACTGGATGACTTGCGGTTCATGGCGG